GCCCCTGCTACATCTTGTGTAGCTACTCAATAATGATTTCTCATTGCACCCTCCGTAATTTTGTCTCGTTCCCGAGCGGGGCCCCGAAGGTATTGCCCGAAGAAAGGTTTACGGAACCTCCGTGCAACCAACACACGACAACCATGGAGCAATGGGGGATTTTCCACATCAAGCTTCAGTACTACTAGAACGAGGGGGTACCCACGGCTAAAGGGTTGAGTAAGTTAGAATGAAGAGACTTGGACCGCGACCACAATGGCGCTCCCACGCCAAGCTTTTCTCTCTCCATCCAACCTATCGCATCAATAACCGTAGCCGCTCTAAGCAGCAATCCACTTGAGGCTCCACCCGTCAAAACCTCGCCGAAAAATGTTGTTAGCATCATGACTCGAATTTTGCCGGGGCCTGGGGAGGTGGAGGCGGCAGTCTCCTTTGGTTACCCTAACCTTGTTGCAGTATTTATTTATTTATTTATGTATCTTTAGTAAGTGGTCTGACGAAATAATTCCATGAAAAGGCGGAACCAGCGCCAATCCATTTGAGTGGATTGTTTAACGAGATTGCACTAACCAAATCTGGGAACATTTGCCATTCTACACCTGACCAAGCTGTGTAAAGCAACTCACCAATGTTTATCGTATAGGGATTGGCAGAAGCGCCTCTGTACAACCCTGAAATAAGGCTGTTAGAAACTATCTCTGCTACCTTAACGTTAAGCGAAGGCCAGGAACTTCCACCTGCCGACCAAGTAAGATTAGCGTTGGCAGTGTACGCACCGACTGTGTCCGTGGCGTTTTGGTACTGAACTCCCGCGTATCCAGTCTCTAGCTCAGGATGCATGAAGAGAACGTCGTAATCGATAACTAGATAACCGACGGCGGCCAAATTGGTCGTCTCCGATATCGCAGCTACCTTGGCTTGAGAACGCAAGCCTAAGTCATCTCCTGATCTGGCCGTGAGAAAGAATGCCATGGTGTCCTCTGTGGGTCTCCGATAAGAGAATGAACATCCTCCCCAAATGGGAGTGACGCATGAATGACCATGATTCAGCGCCAAAGCCAAAGTGTTACCAATGGCTTCTGTGGGCTCAAACTCGAGATAAACGCCGATGCTGCCACTAGAATTCGTCGAGACTGAGGAAACATACTCGATCGTTATACGGTCAAACCGATATTTCTCGTACGTCGCCGCAATCCTAGCGAGTCTACTGTTGTTCCAGCATGCCGGGTTAAGATCAAAGACACCCAATATACCGGTAGTGGTACCAGCAATCGAGCCTAAGATCTCCCGTCCCCTAATCCTAATAACATCTTGTGAGATGGAATTAATCAATAAGGAACTGGGACCTAGCACTTTGGAGGTGGCGGTCGGCACGATAACTCGTGACTCCGGTCCATCTAATCTAGTCTTATTCGTCTTGTTTCTATTGCGCCGTTTGGCGGCTTTATTCTTGTTGTTTGTCATTACTGCGTGTAAAAGTGTTGTGATTGTGTAGTATTGGATCCCAGACACAACAACTGGGACTGTACATCACCCAGGACCCCTCCTACAGTTGGATCCGTGCAGTCTCTTGGCATTCTGTTTAGCACTAAAATAATAGTTTTGGTCCACTTAGCCTGGGCAACCCAACTCTACGACCATTCTGGGTAGGGCATCTCAAGATACCATTTCTCATTGATAGCCCCACCCCGCCTGAACTTAAGCTCGTAAGTCCAGGCACGAACTTTGTTTTCGAACTCACGCTGATAATTAACACTAAACCCGAACGCTTTCTCGAAACTTAAACGCGTCCGGGCCTCAATAGGTTGCTCCTCAAATTTCTCGATCGTGGTGAACAAGTGCTGCATACGGTAAGAGAGCGCCTCGGTGGACATGTACAATCCACGCCGCACTTGCCTCTTAGTCATCCGTTGCCTGCAAGTTTCGATAATATTCTTGGAAAAGGGCTGAAGCATGGGAACTCCCCGGGCCAACCAAGCCTCACATGTAGCGGTAGTATGTAACCGTTTAATGTATGTTTGGAGGTTATCTCGCTTGTGAGTGTACCCGACTTTGCTAAGAACCTTAGCAGGATTTCGAATCATAACCCAAGTGCCAGCCACTTGCACTGGTCGTGACTGACAGAAATCGATGTGCTCGAATTCCGTGGGCCGGGCCTCGACTCCCATTACGAAGCCGAAACGACGGAAATACGCTGCAATCTCCTCATCTGAAACCTCCGGACCATCATAGAGAACAACTGAATCATCACCATCAACGATAATCACAAACCGGTAACCACGTTCGCTAAAGAAACAAAAGAGCATGCAATAATTGACTACGCAATTGCCTCCCGCGGTGTTGCGATCACCAGACATGCGACCACCTTTCACTCGGTAACGAATAAAATTGTCTCCATCTCTAGCCAAACTCCGATTATCTAGTTGCCAGCGCAACAGTTTTGGTAAGTAAGGATCGGTGTTTGCAGTTGTCCAGAACGTATGCTCGGCCTCCAGGACCGGCTTACTACAGTGAGCATCGAATCGTGAAGCGTCCAAACAGACGCAATGGGCATAACCACGATCCCAATGAGCTCGCAACGCCTCCGCCTTCTCATACTGATTCAAATTCTTAGCAAATAGGACTCCCTCCTGAAATCCTGGAAC